CCCCCCAGGATCAACCCAAAAAGAGCTGACCGGGAATAGCAATCTTTTCCATGGCTTTCCTTTCTTTTGCCGTGACTGTTGACAAGCCGTCCTAAAAGGTGCATAAAGGGCGCAAGAGGAAACCGCCCATGACAGGAAAAGAAATAACACCCGGCGAACTGGTTTTGAGGTGCTACGGTCATAGACAGCATGACGGTTCATGGTATGGCGTTTGTCTTGACCTTAACCTTGCCGTGCAGGCTGATTCCGTTGAATCCTTGCGCCGTAAGCTCCGTGATGTCATAGCCGACTACATTGAGACGGTCCTTGATACTAAAGACACTGGCTCCGTTCCGGCTCTTCTTACCCGCCGCGCCCCTCTTTCGGACTGGCTCACTTATTATTTCATCGGCCTGGCCCTCTTCGTACGTCGCCTTCCTGATAGTCTCACTTTCAAGGAAACCTTGCCCTTTCACTTGGCCTGCAACTGTTAATGGGGAAGCATTACCCGCCCCTTGATCGCTCTCAGGTAGAAAGCATCTTGAAGAAAGCCGGATTCTATGAGAAACGCCATAAGGCTTCCAGTCATTCCCAATGGGAAGGGTATGTTGACGGCGTTCGTCGGATCGTAACCGTTGACCATCTCGGGGGCAGCTTGAAAGAGAAGTACGGCCATAGTCTTATTAACAAAATGATTCAGCAATCCGGCATGACAAAGGACGCCTTTTATTCGCTTATGAAATAATCTTCCCTGCTCGGCTTCCCAGGCTGCCCGTGGTTGGATGATCTCCCCTTCCGGTGATAACTACTTCATGGCCTACCGTTGTCATTTGGTGAGTTATCTTTTTTTGAAGCTTCCCGTGATGCTCTCAAGAGCCTTCGTCCAGGGCATGACGGCATCTGCCAGACCTGCCTCGACTGCCTTCTTTCCAAAATACAAGCCCGCTTCCGTGTCGCGCACGGCCTGGGGAGTTAACCCCCGATTGCGAGCCACCGTCTTAACGAAAATTTCATAAGCGTCGTTGACCATGCTTTGAGCTATGGTTTGCGCTTCGGGAGACAGGGGAGCGTGCGAGTTGAAATCCGCCTTGCGGGCGCCGGCATGGATCACAGTGTATTTTGCGCCCCGGTTTTCATCGAATTTACTCTGATCAAGATGAACGGTAATGACGCCGATGGAGCCTGCCTTTGCCGTCCGGGACAAATAGATCGTCTCCGCTGCCGAGGCGATGGCGTAGGCGGCGGATAAGGCTGTTTCATTGACAACGGCGTAGATAGGTTTTGTTCCCCTGGCTTGATAAATCTCGTCAACCAGGTCAAAACAGCCCTCCACCTCGCCGCCGGGACTGTCGCAATCGAAGACAATCTTTTTCACTGCCGGATCTTTTAAGGCACCGATGAATTGCGCCCTGATGGTCTCGTAAGAAGTATCGCCAAAAATCCATGCTACAATCGAATCCAACCCGCTTAATCTGTTGGATAAAATTCCGTTGACAGGGATAATGGCTAAACCCTCTTTTGTTACGGGAATTCGGGACGGTTTTAAAGTCAGTTGCCCGGCGGCTGCTTCTTGGTCAGGAGTCTCAATAATCTGCCGGATATCACACATCCCCAGGCCCCAGAGTACGGAGGTGAAATAGTCGCCATGGATCAAGAGGGGTCGATTCAAGAGCGGCGATATGTCCGGTATGCTGATTTTGACTTTTAATTCTTCCGCTTTTTGGCGTCTAAAGGGGTTCCAAAATAATTGCTTGTGACTCATTGCTTGCCTCCACTGTGATTTATTTTAATATTTGGTTGATGTCCTTGCCATCCATCGTGATTTTGCCGTTTGCTTTGTTGCCACTGGAGCTTTCTTTTCTTCGATGTCCGGGTCAAAGAAATCCTCGGGGTTAACTTTGTTCTTGCTGATAAAGTCAGTCAATGATTGATCTGAAATGCGGTACTCGCGCCCATTGGCGCCGATTTTAATAGCTGCTAACTGACCATCAACAATCAGACGGTAAATGTGACGTTCCGAACAACTCAACATTTCTGCCACCGCGGGGACGGTTCTGAATTTTGGTTTTGCATCAGTCATGGCAAAAAACCTTGCGAAAAGCGGGAGAGGTGGAGCGGTCATGAAGTAACCGCCGGGTCCTCACGGTTTACCCGCCTCTCCCGCGTTATTGGGAAAAATGCTCATAAAATAGGCAGGTGGAGAAAGCAGCAACAGCATGGAGACGCCGGGGTTCTCGCGAAATCCCCGCGTCTCCGCCTGCAACCTCCTTATGAGCCGATACACGCCGTGTTACCGGCATTGGCCGCCCGTGCCTGTGCAGATAAGACCTGGCGCGTGTGATACGTTAGCGAATCGGTGTTAACCTCTATTGAAAGCAATCTTGGCGAGAGCGGAATCCCCTGTAGGTCAGGCTCGGAACGAACGGCGGCTGTGTCGGAATCCCAAGCGACCATTTTTGCTTTGATCTGTCCGATCATTTCATTGATAGCGTCCATCTCAGCTTTGTAATAGCGCCCCACGATGACATCAAATGCTGCCCGTAGCGCTTCCTTGGTGGCCTTAAAGTGCTCGTAGGCTTCTGGAATAAACCGATTTTCAAACAGTTTAACCGCCTCTTCCGCCTCTGAAAGCTTATCCCTCAGGGCGTTTTTGGATGCCATATACGTCACAATCTCCTTGGCGGATAGTCCCAGGGAAGGCTCAGAATCAATCTGGGCCTGCAAATCCTCTGCTTCTTTTCGATATTGCTCAAGTAGTGCTTTGATGTCCTTGATGTTTGCCACTGCCTGGCGGTAAGCTGCGATTTCATCCGATGCCGTCTCTCTTGTTTCTTCCAGTATGGCCTCTGTGCGCGTTTTTGGTTTTACTTCCGGTGACACTGCTTCTGACTTTTTCATTTGGTAGGTCTCCTTTTTTTGTTTTTTATGAAAACACTCTGGCATTTCCATCTTTCGTTATTGCCCTCATCTGCTCATCCACCTTGACTTCGCGACATTATGATTTTGTGGCTTGGCCGGTGGGTGCGCGTTTGATGCTTCCTGTTCGGTCGTGGCATTACAAATGGAATTTTCAAGGCTGTCCCAATTTATATGAACGATACCGGCCCGGATAGCGGCGGCGTAGGCATAGACTTCACAATCAAGCGCCTCGTTGCGGGGTCCGGTCTTCACCCATTCATGAACAGGGAAACCCTTGACAAAGCGCGTCATAAGCTTTTCAGCGGTTAGTTGGATGAAATAATCATCCTCGATGCCGATGGGGAAGTGGTAGCATCCCGGCCCCGGCGTGGTGATCTTCAATCGGGAATAGAGCGTTGATTTTGCTGTATCAGTTCCGATGCTCCATAGTTGAACCCCATTTTTGACAACCTGGCCTCTCCAGGTGAAATCAATACTCTTTGGATGTCCGATAATCGGCCTGCCTCGGAGATTGGAACCCTTAACTGCCATAACCACGGGCGCTTTTCGCCGGGCAAAAGAATAAACTTCCGACGTGTGATGACCGCCTGAGTCGATACCCGCTGATATAATCCGCAACTGCTGTCCGCTGACGTGATCGAAGGACCGGCTCAGGAGGTCATCAAGTTCTTGCCATACCTCGGGACGTGCCGGATCGCCGTATAACTCACCCCAATAGATCAACCATGATTCCTCTCCCCGGCCCCAGGCACGAATGACCACGGCAAGGCGATTGTCCTGAGTATCAATTCCGGCGGTCAAGAGTAGCCCACCGGCGGGCACGGTAAGGACGTGATAGCTTTCCGCTCGGTTTTTCAAGGCTAACCAGTCGTGGGTTTCGCCTTTTTCCTCAAAGACTTCGCCCAAGCGAGTATTCATCCAAACTTTAAGCCGCTCTTTGAAGGTCTTCGCTTCCAGAAATTCCTTGACGATCTGCAACCATGAAACCCACCCCAGGGGAGAATACAGGCTTGAAATCTGATAGCCTCGCTTGAGTCGTTCCGGGTAGGTCGGCAACCATCGGCCCTTTTCCAGTATATCGGTCTTGTGATGCTCGTCGATCCGCTCATGACAGGCGGCGCACTCATACCAGACATCAATTGCCTTGCCGTGGTCATCTCGGGTGAATTTAAGCCCGAAATCGGCCCCAGGACCTCCCCACAAAAGGCGCTGATATTCTCCGCAATGCGGGCAAGGGACATGGTAAAATCTTTGATCAGATTCCAGGAAAGACCTCTCTATCCGGGAAATATCCTTGATTGTGGGCGTGCTGACCTCTAATATTTTCTTCCGGTTGCCGTAGCTGTCCGTCCGGCGCTTGGCAAGCTCCGCCGGGTCTCCTTCCCCGCCTATGTCGCTTTCAAATCCGTCGATGTCGTCCAGGAACAAAAAGCGGATTGACTTGCTTCTAAAGAAAGCGCCGGAGTTGCTTCCCGACAAGAACAGGATGCCGCCGGGGAATTCCTTTGTCTGAATCGTGTTGCCGCTGTCGCGGGTCCGATGCTCCTTAACCCTGTCTTTCAGTCGGGGCGTCTCCTGGATAGTCGGCTGCAATTTCTGCTTGCTGTGGTCCTTGGCAAGCTCGGAGGTGGGGAAGATCATCATCATTGGACCGGGCGAGGCGTCGGCGACGTAGCCAAACCAGTTGTTGCCTATTTCGGTGAAACCTAACTGCGTACCTTTCATGACGACAATCTCCTGCACCCGGCTTGAGGGCGAGAGGCAATCCATGATTTCCCGGACGTAGGGAGTCCGGCTTGATCGGTACTTTCCCGGCTCGGCGGCGCTCTTTTTGGGTAGCATCCGGTAGGCGTCGGCCCACTGGGTAACGGTAAGGTCGGGATCGGGACGCAACCCGGCGTTGAAGGCTTCGATGTAGATCATGGCGGCGTCTAACATGTGGTAGCGCCTCCCATGCCCAGGGCAAAAGTAACGGCATCCTCGATTTGTCCTGTGCATTCCAGAAATGACGGAACGGTCGGCCTGATTCCATAGCGGCGGGCGTGCTCATGGCGCAACCACGGGATATTGACGCGCTTGTGGGCGCTATATCGCACCTCAAAGGCTTTCCATGCCTCGTTGTAAGGGACATGATTCTTTTTGGCATATTTATGAACTGCATCGTTCAACTGCTGCCTGGGTGTAAGGTCTTTCCAGTAAGAAGGCGTGTTCATTTATCGTACCCCTCCAAAGGCGTTTCTCTCAGGTGATCGAATATCCACGGCCTGGCCTCGCTGAGATATTCCAGCCCTCCCAGACGCGCCACGGCCCGGCGGACATTGACAAGGGGTTCGTCGTGCTTTATGGCAAGAACGATCTCCCCGGCTCCCCATGTGATCATGAACCGCTTCCAGTCTTCCGGCATGATCCGGCGAAGAATCTTGAAACCGGAGTTTGTGAACTGTGCCCCGCCTCCGCAATAGAGACAACCGATAGTGACGGCCCCGCGCTCCTTTGCCGGGTGAATCGGGAGATTGTTTTCCTCTGAGTAGCGGCGGATCATCATGTCAGTCCAGCCAAGAAGAGGATTGCAGACGTGCATCTTGTCGCCTTTCAGATAAGAGATAGCACCGTCTTTGATTGCCCTCATGCCTCTCAATGCGTCGTCAACCTGGCCTCGCTGTCCGGTGAAATGAAGATCAATCCCCAGGGCCTTCATGACCTTCCGCGCCGGCGCAATCTTCATGTCCCGGCAACATCGGGAAACGTCCAACTTGAATCCATAGTCCGGGTGGGTCTGCATCCACTTCCGGGCGGCCAGCTTTCCTAACATCGGCCAGCCTGTCTTTTGCCACTGTTCAAGAGGCGTCCGGTTTGCCTGGGCGATGTGAAGCTCCGCGCCATATCGCTTACAGACGGATTCGATAAAAGGCAGTGTTTCGGGATATTCCATCTGAGAATCGGCGAAGATAACCGGCGGCCTGGCGTCGGTCCTGGCATATATCAGGTGCAGCAGCACGTTTGAATCAGTCCCGCCGGAGTAGGCAATAGCGGTTTTCCGGTTCATTTCCAGGGCGCGATTGATGATTTCCAGGGTCGTTTTCATCTGTCGGCCTCGCTTGCCTTCATGGTGAAGATGCTCTTAAACAGACATTCCAGGGGGCTTGTCTCACCGGCGGCATGATAACGCTGCAATTCCCGGATTGCATCGCCGGTGTTCGGGTCGGCAAGGACCAGGCAGGAGCGGCAACCGCGCCTCAGTGGTAAAATAATGGCTTTAGATTTCTCAAATCGTTTTGGATCCCCGGCGGCTATCTCCTGCAGGCGGTCGGTGATCTGCTTTGCCACGTCCTCGATGCCGTTTTCCTCCCCCGGGGGCGGCGGTTCCTTCTCGCCCATGATCTTCAGTTCCAATTCATCATCGGCGCCGGTGATGTCTTCCAGGGTGAATCCGGCAAGCTCGATGTCATAGCCGGCGGCGTGAAGCTCGCGCAACTCCTCCTGCAGGATGTCCTCAATCCAGTCGCTTTCGGCAGCCCTGTTGTCGGCAATTCTGAATGCCCGTATCTGCTCCGGGGTGAGGTTCCCGATATTGACGGTGGGCACTTCGGCCATGCCCAAAAGCCGGGCGGCCTCATACCTTCCATGACCGGCCACGATGACACCTTGAGTGTCAACCACGAGGGGCACCAGAAAGCCAAACTCCGCAATGCTGGCGGCAATCTTCTTGATCTGCTCCGGCGGGTGTTCCTTCGGATTCCGGTCATAAGGGGTCAGTTTGTCCAGGGCAATTATTTTGATCTTCATCGCGTCAACTCCTCGAGGGCGGCTTTCAGTTCATGAGTCATAATTTCCGAAACCTTGGCCTCGTCGGTCTCGGCGGCAAGGATAGGAGATATTCGGTCGGGGATGTTCAAGAGGGCGTCCCGGACCTGGCGGGCCTTGTTGAAGGCGGAAACCTTGACTTGCTCGGAGTCCACCAGGCGTCCGGTTTTTTCGTCCAGTTCGAGGCGAAGGAGGGCGGCTTTGTAACGTTGTGCAAGGGTTCGTGCATCGTGGAAAGACAGTCCCGCCGTCCCTGCCTTCTCGCTGGTCTGTCTCTGCTGCGCCGGAGTTGCCTTTCCAGGGGATGGAGATGGTAAAATCTTATTTTCTTTTCCATCTAAAAGCTGTTTCCGGGTCGTGGCGTGCTTGGCAAGGGACCTGTCGGCTTTAGCCTGGTCGATAAATATAAACCGGCCACACCGGACGACTGCTGCCTCTGGAATGAGACCGTCGGCGAGGTAGCGGCGGACGGAACGCTCTGCAATGCCCCGGTGTTTCGCGTAATCTGCAACTTTTAGTTTAGGCATATCCGTAACCTGTTGATTTTAAATGACGTTAATTTTAGTCTCTATCACTGGCTAAATCCTGCGCCGCGCGAACGACCCGCACGAAGGCAGCTATAGGAAGGACCCGCGGCCCGTCACTTAGCCGTGTTTATGGCCTTACCAATGGCGAAGTGGAGGTTATTGGAGAATGTTGTGTTGGCTACCTTCTCCGCCGTTTCCTCAAACGGATACCGTTTTCGATAGCCCGGCTTCTTGACGAACATTATGATGGATTTGATAGCAGTACCGAAGGAGAAGCCATGTCTGGCGTATATTCCGGGCGGTAGGTGCTGTGGTTTGCCTGTCATGCTGACTGAACCGCGCCCTTGTGAAACGAAGTAGGCCAAAGAGGCTGTCTTCTTCGTTCCTTTGGCCATCTTGTCTCGGCGTTTATCAGTCATGTTCTTTCTGTATCCTTGCTCGCCAAAGGCTTTGAAGTATGACAGGATTTGAAGTAGTTGTGTGGTTTTAAAATTCCCGTAGGCGTCCAGGGTTGCGCCCTTGCCGGGGACACAGTACATACCAGAAGGAAGCACACCAATTGCTTGCAGCGCTTTTTCAAACCTTTTCAAGTTTCGATCGCCGCCGTAAACTTGGGGAGCAAGATACTTAGGGGCGGGAATTCCCCTTCCTGCTTGCCCACGAAATCCCGTCTCTGCTGTTAGTTTTTGTTTTGTGGCATATCTTACAAAAGTACTCCCCAGGGTGTAAGGTGTCGGCCTGTCGAAGACCTTCCTCATCTCCTCGATCTCGGCCTTTTGAATTTCAAGAGCCGTTTGATTGAGGCCCTCCTTTATGGCATAGGGCAACTGATTACTCTGAAGATCATTAAGTTTGCTTTGGAGCGCGTCAATGCCTGTTACTTTAACGTCCATCATGGTTCAATCCTCCCGTTCTCAATTCTCGCTATTAATGCTTACTTCGCCTTCGCTATGTGTGATAGTAAAGTAATCGCCCTGTCTATCTCACTCAGCACACCACCACACATGAGCATCGGGCCATTGGTCTGGTCTGGCATCATGTGTGGTGAATGAAGATTATAAAGTGCTTCGGTCTTCCACCTTGCCGTTTCCAGTGCTTTCCTTGCCAGACCAGACCAAT